AAGGCTGCTGCTAGAGAACTCTACATAAAGGGATTAATTCCAAGACTATTTGGTATCGATGTCATGTATGAACCAAGGGCATACGAGAAGGCTAATAAGGACATCAAAGTAAATATAGCTGGATCAACACCAAGCCTTGGACGTGCTGTATATATGCTTCGTGACTGGTATAAATTTCCAAATTTATTACAGACATTGCGACAAGATCCAAATGCTGTGTTACATGGATACGATATTGGAGAAGACCTTAGTGCACAATCACTTGGGTTACCAAGTGCACAGGCTCAAGACCGTGGCACCGTAGAGATGAAGCGGTTACCGTTAAATAATGTTACTAGATCGATTGCAGACTGGTATGGTAAATAATGAACTTATTAAAATTGGCTAGTGAATTTATTGCTATTGCTGACAAATATGTTGGTACAACTGAAAGCCCTGTTGGTAGCAACAGGGGAGAGCTTATTGATAAATGGAATAAGCAAGCTAATGTTGCTACTGGAAGCTTTTGGTGTTGCTCATTTGTTTCAGCTGTAGCGCGAGAGCTGGCAGATAAACACGACATTGTGTGGCCATTTCCATACACAGCTGACTGTGATGTAATTTTCGCTGTAGCAAAAAAGAAGAATGCTATTGTGCACATCCCTGAAGCTGGTGATTTATTTGTATGCCATAAAGGCAACGATGCATATCACATTGGAATAGTTGAAGATGTTGATAAAGATTACACAGCCACAAGCATAGAGGGCAACAGTAATAACGACGGGAGTCGCAATGGAATTACAGTTGCTCGTAGACAAAACTTAATGGGCGGTCGATCAATCAACACGGTTTCATACATTAGATGGACATCACTCGTTACGTTGGAAGATGACTGGAAACTTGTAGTCAGCGCAAAAGAAGTCGAGTGTATTAATCACAACAATCGTGTGTACGCTCCATTGCGTTTATCACTTGGATTGTTTTTTACCGCTCATGATGTGTTAGTTAATTTGAAAGCAACTTCTGAAGGAGCTGCTTGGGGAGATGAAATAATCCCTGCTCAACTAATAACACGAGACGGCAGTCGTTATATTAGCGTCAGGGATCTTTCATCGTGGCTAGGCAAAACGATAGTTGTAAACTCAATCAAGAAGACTGTGTCAATACTAAAGTCCTAGTGCATCGTAGTCAAGGAACTTGGCGTATTGCGACTTCCATTGAAGTAACGATACGCCAGTCTTTCCATTTCTATTCTTTGCTGTAATTACTTCAGCTTTATCATCAGTCTCTACATCGTCAATTGTTTTCTGCTCATAGTAACCAGCTCTGTATATGAATTGAATAACATCAGCATCAGATTCAATATCACCTGACTCTCGTAGATCTGACATCATTGGGCGCTTGTCTTGCCGCTGTTCTACAGCGCGAGACAAACTAGACAAAGCAATAACAGGACACGCAAACTCACGTGCAATATCTTTAAGTCCACGGCTTATAACTCCTATATCTCTAGTCCTATTCTCAGACTTGTATGAACTAGGCATTGCGATCATCTGTAAGTAATCAACAACCACCAAGCCAACATTAAATGATTTTTGGGTATCTCTAATTGCGTCACGTATTCCTCCAAGGGTGACAGTTTTATCTGCGACAATCCTAACATGAAGTGTCTTAGCCTCTCTAGCTACGGTATGCAGCTGGTCTTTCTGATAGTTGTTTAACTTCTTGGTCTGTATGACCTGACTATCCACTTCACTGTAGATTGACAACATACGTGCAGTTACCATGTCTTTCGACATTTCCGCACTCACAATGAGTACTCCAGTCTTTTTATCTAAGCTTCTCATACACTTAGCTGCATTCCATGCATATTGCAATCCAAGACTAGACTTACCCATAGATGGTCTGCCACCTAATATAATCAACTCTCCATTGCGCCACCCTCCTGTAATCGTATCTATCTCGTTGTAACCAGAGCCAATTGAAAAATCAATCTTATCTTCGTCTCTGAGTATAGCTTCATTGGTTGTGTCCCATATTAATTTAGATAAATCATCAGTTGTGTTTCCGGAATTAACAAACGCAACAGAGTTATTTAAATCGGTAATGATTTGATCAATGTCTGTGTCTCCCTCGGAAGCTTTCTTACTTGCAAGTTCCGATGAAAAGATAATCTCTCTACGTCTATGATAGTCAACCACTAACTTGACATAACTCTCGTAGTTTGCAGTCGTAGGTAACAACTCTGCGCACTGCATAATATAAGCTAGTCCGCCACATGCCTCCAGTGCATTTCGCTTCGTCAGTTCCTCATTTACAGTGACAATGTCTATGTCTTGGCCAGATGCATCAATCGCAGTGTAAGCCTCCCATATGATGCTGTGAGCGACCCTATAGAACATTCCTTTGTTGATGTGCGAGAGACTCTTAAAGAGCTTCTTGCCACCAAGAAGAACAGACGCTATAAGTGATTGCTCACTCATAACGTCCGATGGAATCTCGATGTTAAACCCAAGGCTCTTATTCTGCACGTTGCTCATCTATGTGATCCGTTATCCTCATTAATAAAACGTCATTGAGTACTTCCTGTAACTGTTGTCCCTTGACAGGTGGCTCCATTCTCCATGCTTTTAACCCACCTGTCTTTCCAACAACCATTTGTACAGTTGGATGCATCTTATGTAATGGAGTACCGAGCCGTATGGCCTCAGAAATATCATTTGTGATTGACTGTGGTAAATAGTCTCCATATTTTGTAATTGCTATAGCCAGCAGCACCTCTGACGGTGTTGGGCGAAACTTAGCACGTGTAAGTATCCGCCTAAGTCCATACGTAATATCGTCATCGCTGAGTCCAACTATCGCCACCCGATACACAGTCTGGCTTGTCTCATTCCATTGAATGGAACTAGGTAACTGTGAAAGAACTGCCATTAATTTATCTGTCGCTGTCATTTAAACCACTCCTCAATAGTTGTATTAGTGTTGCAAAATTTACCAATCTCTGGATTAGCATATGTCTCCCAATGCTTCCACAGTGATCGGACTGTAATCATATCTTGATTCCTCCATTTTCCAATAAGTACTTTAACTCTTTCCTGCACCTGCTCTTCTGTTACACCTGCTTTATGCATCTGCCATATAGTCAAGCGCACATTCTTCCACTCTTTGTCAGTGATTGATGCTTCAGGATTAAACCCATATCTAGCCTGTTTAAATGCTTTGTAGAGTGTGTACGCTGGGTCCTCTTCTTTAGCCAACTCCTTTTTCGTCGAGCCAGAAGTCACGACTTGAATTTCTGCATCATGATTAACAGAATCAGGAAACAACTTGTATCCATTACTAGATGTTCTCCCATTAGGAGAAGTCCTAGGATTGACTGCAAGTATGCGCTTGTCGTTAATCCTCATGCCAGTAAGGTAGTGCAATGCAGTCCTTACTGTAGCTTCTGATAAACCTGTGCATTCACACAATCGCTTGATGCTAGGCCAACAGTAACCATTATTATCAACATGCATAACTAACGTCATAAAAACAACAAAGCCTGATGGCGTGAATGTAGTAATGTGGTCAACGAGTAAACGATCTATCTGAACAAAGCCAGACGCCTTTTCTCCTGACAAGCCAAATGACTTGCCATTAAATACTGTAATCATGTGTTACCTCTAATTGTTATATGGACATTCAGAGCAATATCGTTGCACTGATTCTGTTTTAGTTTCTATTGCTTCACACAATGCGTTTAGTCCATCTTTGTATGAACTAATCATTTCTAATGCTTTGTTGGCATCATCTACGCTCCAGCCCTCTGGAATAGTAATTTGTTTTAGTGGCTTCTTCTCTGTCTCGTCCTCTCCTTTCAGTTCTCGCTCAAACTCTACGGCAGACAAATTTCGACTTCTTGCTGATTCTAAGAGTTGCTTTTGTTGCTCTGTTCCCACATGCGCGACAAGCCTGTGATGAGTCCAGCTAATACCTGCAATGCGGTTATGAATAGGAACATTGCTAGAAACCCAGCTCCAGTTAGCAAGACTCTGGTAAGCGCAACCAGTAGCATCCATAGCCTGTGCATACTTCTCTCCATATCGTTTCTGCCCGTAATTTAATGCGTCTCCCATGGCAAATTGAAACGCAGTAGTTAATTGGTTTAGCGTTTCCATTAAACGTTGCCATTGATCAAACTCAATGTCGTTATTAAATATGATTCCAACATCCGTAACGCTAATTGAGTCTGGGATGCTTCCTATGTAAACTAATTCGTCGCTCATTCTCTTTCTTTCTTTGTAACAAAAGGACCACGGGGTAGATGTCCGTGGTCCTTCATTTGGTAGTTGTACTCCGTTGGATATTGGTACGGAGCACAGCAATCTTACTGCTCTACATCCGTTGCTGTCAATGACTTTATGCTAAAGTTTTCAGATGCTTCAGTCATACTAAATAGCTCTGGATACTCTTGAACAAGTGTGAGTTGAATTTCTTTTGGTATCTTACTTTTATATACCTTGGCTTCTACTTTGACGGCATCAAGATTAAGAGGAATAACCATGGCTGCTTTTTCGTCATCAAGCACAGAGAATAAAGGCGATGATGTACGCCATGACACTTGACCCCATGGGCACTTCCACGTTTTAGACTTGCCAGTCAATTGTGATTTAGCAAAGTCTGCAATCTGTGCGCCATAACGTGCCTGTAGCCATAACACTTTACGCTCTTTGTCTTTAACCATAGATTTGCAACGCTCTATCACTGATTGCATTGCAAGCTGCTCTGCCTTTAATTCAGTCTCGTATTTTAGTAAACGCTGTAAAGCTAAAAGAACGTCATCTTCTGTTTTAAGCTCTTCTCCTAGCCAGCCATCAACTGGACCGGCATATTCGCCGGTCTCAATCTCGTAAATACTGTCTCCAATAATGTCAAACTTAGTTAGATCTAAAAACTTAGTCGTATCCAATTTATTCCTCCTCTGCTAGGAACACCGACTCTGCTTCTTCCGGTGTGTTAAACCCTGCCAATACCTCAATAACAAGTTTAAGGTTCTCATCGCTAGTATCTGTATGTCCAGCTAA